TTACGGCTTACATTTAACGCCAACATGCTCAGTAATAACATCTGCAATCTCTCGAGCGAGTGGCCATTTTTTAGCTTGGTAAGTTGCAAGCTCAGACGGATTAGAGATAAAAAACAGTTCTAGGATGATACCGCCCTCCCGTACGTAGCCAAGTCGTGAATGCTGGCCGCTATTTTCTGGTTTAAAGCCCCCAGCAGAGCCACGAACGGGGATGCCCATCACATCGCTGACAGCGGCGCATAATTTCTGACAGATAACTTTGTCTTTTGGCTGTGCCAAAGCTTCGACACCACCGGCAGTTGGTAAATTGAATGCGTTGCAATGAAACTCAATAGCAACATCACCTTGTTTGATCAGGTTAATCGCTTGGCGTAGGGTTTGGTTGTCACTACCATGCCCATCTGTCACAACTTCAACACCTAAATCTTTGAGACAGTACGCAACAATATTGCGCATATCAGTTGTGATCTCGGCTTCAGTAATATTGCCGTTTACTGCGCCTGGGTCAGTATTGCTGTGACCGGCTGTAATTACTACTTTAGTCATAATATTTACCTTATTTTAGACATTAAAAAAGCCCCGAAGTTGGGGCTGGATTTAATGTTGGTTATTATTTGTCTTTATCTGCAATATGCAGTGCGTAATGTAGGGCATTGAGTGCGAGCAACCCACGTCGATAGTGACTTGGCTTAACGTAAGGCTGTACAATCTCGCTGTTTTTGATAGCAATATCTGTCAGCTGACGTGCTGCTTTGATTAGATTAAAAGGCATGATTTACTCCTGTTATTTGCCAAAGATTGCAAACGCTGCGTCTTTAACTTCTTTGATAATCTCAGCTATTGGCTTACCTTGTAGTAGTGCGAGCGACTGATAGATGATGCCGATAGCTAACATACCAAAAACTGCCCACATCAACATTATTAACCCATGTACCATAATGCTGTAATTTTGCCACCCCATAATCTCAATATGAGCACTACCGCCGACAAGCGAGATAGTCACTGCAATAGTAAATTTAATAATAACTGCTAAGCTAATTTTGATTTTACCGTCTCTACCGATATCACCAGACAACATCAGGCCAAATACTGCGCCTACTACTGCGATCATGATTTTTGGTAAAAATGCGAGTAGCTTTAATATGATCAGATCTAAAAACGGTGTGTTGTTTGGCATTGTCTCTCCTCAAATTTTAGTCGTAAAAAAACCGCCAAAGAAGGCGGTTTTTGTCGTTTATTTAGTGATTATTCTAAAAAATACTATAACTTACAGCATCTTCAAAATTCAATATATAATTAAAAACTGCGCTTGCAATTATGCCTTTGCCGATAGGGCTTGGGTGAACATTATCTTGCATCCAACTATTTGCGAGATAGTATTCATAATCGCCGGTCAGTGCTGGTACATCGATATAATGTATGTTGCTATTTTCATCAACAATTTCTTTACGTATCTGAGTGTACTCTTCCGACAAAAATCCTCTGGTGCTATCAGGTCGTCCATAATACTCAGGTCTATTTGGTTCAATCATATAAACTCTAGTTGCAGGACAAACACTACGTAGCCGATCAAGCCAAAGCTGTAATTGCACTTTGAATTCTCTTGACTCAAGCTTTGCTATAGCATCATTAGTACCAATATTGAGCATCGCAATAGTAGGGTTTAAATATTGATAATATATTTCAACGCTTATTAATTGATTGTGATCTCGCAATGTCACACCGCTGCGAGCGAACGTATCATAAGTCAGACCATGTGATATTGAATTATCAACAAACTGTATGCCAAATCCTGCAAATCTTCTAGTCGATCTATCTAACTGTATAACCAGTCTCTCAGTTATATCTCTAGTGTCAATCTCAATCATTCCAACTTCCTCTAACTCAGAATGGCTATCAATTAAGACACGTAGAGCTGCTGGTTGGCCTGTATAACCAAAGCTAAATTTACAACCATTAGGTTGTTTTAAATAGAAAAATCTAACATGAGTTGCTTTTAATAGACCTTTTGTATCAATGAAAATAGTTTCTGCATTTGTTGATTCAACGTAAAACCCTTGACCATCTGGTGAGTATTTAAAGGGTGATAAATTCCACTTTCGATCACTTGTGCCCCACATGTGTATAACTGTTCCTGGCGATGTTCGGCTGACCCTAACTTGATTATTGGAGCCTAGTGTTTTTGTATGTGTTGCAGATAGTGGCAAATAACCGAATTCACCCATGCCGCCATACATGGGTGCTAATCGCTTAACTAATTGCTTTGCGTAAGTTGCGTTTTGATGAGCCTCCGTCAGCGAATCACCTACAAATAAAATACTCTCTTTCATTTTGCTCCAACCGCTATCAGCGCTGATTTTATTAGCACTGATAATTGCACAAATAGTATTGGTTATCAACTTGACTCGGCTTCTATTTTTGTTTTGAGAAAAACTAAAGTGTATAGCTTAATTTTTAATGCTATTACATTTCAAACAAGAAGTTTGGCACTGCCGCCTCAGATGTCCCCGTCAGTGTCCATTCATTTGCTTGAGTGTTGTCGGGTGACGTTAGTTTTGCTTGCACCTCGATGTAGTTATCAGCACCTTTGACGGCTCGTAGTTCCAAAGCTGTGGTGGTGGATATAGCATCGTAGCGAAAAACTGTCGCTGAAACTGGTCCACGAACATCAAAAATCGTATTACCTGTCTGTCCAGTTTTCATTGCGTAAAATTTTAACCCAGTTGTCCACTGGCGACCAGTTGAGCTGGAAGTAACAGTAATATCAAAATAGGCGTTTACGTTATTTTTGCTGATGCCATATTTTGCGATAGTTGACCACACTGATGTTATTGCGACCTTACTGGCGATTGGCGTTAAATTGTTTAGCGTTCTCACTGTTGGCATTATAGTGTCATAACTTACGGTATCTTCGATGCTCAGCATGTAATTAAAAACTGCGCTTGCAATCATGCCTTTGCCAATTGCGTTCGGGTGTATTGCATCTGTTAGCCAATCGTTATCCAAGAACTTAGCGTAATCACCGACAAGTCTAGGTACATCGATAAAATATATGTTGGTATTTTCAGCAACTATTTCTTTTCTGACTGCTGTAAATTGTTCTAGCAATACACCACGAGGGTCGCTTGCTAAGCCGTAAAACTCAGGTTTATTAGGCTCAACAATATAAATTCTACAATCAGGACGGGCTGTACGTAGTTTATTAACCCATGTTTGAAAGTTGCTTTTAAACTGTGCTCTGGTTTGTCTATTAATCGTGTTGATAGCGTCGTTTGTGCCAATGTTAATTACCGCGATGGTAGGTTTTAACTGTTGATAGTACGTCTCAATATTTACAAGCTGATTGTGCTCATACAACGACACACCGCTCCGTGCCATCAAGTCGTAAGTAATACCGTCAACTCTTGAGTCATCAATAAACTGTACGCCGTATGCAGCAAACTTTTTTCCTGAGCCATCAAGTTGAAACTGCAAAATTGGAGAAAGGAAGTCGGCATTAATATCTACAAAAGAAAGTTGCTCGGTAGTGTTCTGCGTATCAACCAATAGTCTATTGCCTGCTGGTTGGTCTTGGAAACCAATAGTAAACTTACAACCATTAGGTTGTTTCAGGTAGAAAATACGAGCTTTGGTGCATTTAAGCAAGCCCTGTGCTGTTATATAAATAGCTTCAGCATTTGCAGCATCAACCATCATACCTTGTCCATCTGGCGAGTATTTATAAGGTGATAAATCCCATTTTCTGTCTGACGGTCCCCACATGTTTATCACAGTAGATGGTGATGTGCGGCTAACGCTAACTTGACCACCTGAGCCTTGTAGTTTTGCATGGCTTGTTGTCAGCGGTATATAACCAAATTCACCCATGCCGCCATACATGGGCGCTAAACGCTTGACCAATGGCTTGGCATAAGTCGCACCTGTCTGCAGCTCAGTTAAAGAATCGCCAATAAACAACAGCCGTTCTTTTTGCTTATTTTTAACAATCAATTTGTCAGCTTGCACTACGCCTGATTGTATAGTTGCTCTAACACCACTATTTGCTAATCCTGCAAAATAAGTGTCCCAAAATTGCAGAGGTCGAACAGGTGGGGCGAGTCTGCGCTCAACCATTTCATCGGGATTAGTTGTGTTAACGTAAGTCTGCATTGATTTTAAATCCATGCTGCCGCCAACTACTTCTTCTATAATACTATCTGACATTTCCTTTCCCCACAAAAAAGCCCACCGTGTGAGGGTGGGCGTTGAGTTATTGTTTATTAGTTAATTGGTGAGCCACGTCAATTGATTGACGATGTACTCGTTGTCATACAGGTAGTATCTATCGTCATAGTTGACCGCGCTGATCTCATTACTCATAAACTCAGCGTTTTGTTTGTCAGTGACGATATATGCTGATTTTTTAGCACCGTCATTGAGTGATACTTGATATGTAGCACGAACCACGGCGCTAGGGTCAGTGCTGATCGGACTACTTGGCATACGCGCTAGTATCAACTGATTCAATCTAGGCCCACCAGTGACAGCGATGTTATCGACATAACCCGCCGTCGTTTGCAGCCAGATGGTAGCGGTAGCGCCGACTGGTATGACCACGGGTTCAGAAGTGGTAAGAACAATGTCTGTACCAACAGTTTCTAGTTGGCGAACTTCGCCTTGCTGAGTATCAGCGCGGTACTGATCAGCGACTGCGATAACGTTACTCTCGATGACGATGTTTGACTCATCAAGACCAACAAACTGTATTGTTTGTCGAGCATGTTTGTTTTTCTGATCACGTCGTCGCGCGTGCATATAAGCTTGTGTTTTATTGCGCACGCCGATGAGTTCGATATCATCAGCATTGACTGCCGACTGGTCAGTCGGTATATGCAATGTCACTTGGGCATCGTCATCAGGGTCGCGATATTTTGCGGTGACGCCATCAAAGCCATTGCGCGTGCCAAAGCTTTGGGATGGTTGGTAACTATTCGGTTGGATATTGTGCGCGGTGAAGTTGGCGACTGGCACATCAGTGGCAGACTCAAAATAAAATCGGATTTTGTTGCCAAAGGCATAGGCTTTACAAAAACCGGCATTAGCAATGGTTGCTAATATCTCAGTGTCAGTCATGTTGCTTTTGTCAAACGTATAACAAAACTCAACGCATTGCTCAGTGCCAAAGTGTGCAGATGCGCGATCTACCTCCGCTGATATTTGCGGCATATCAAAATCATGTATGGTTAATCCCCCAACGTCAGGGTCGGTACCGACATGATAGGTAATATCATCAATACGTTTAGAGAGTATGAGTTCGTCATTATTACGCCAGTCGCGCACGTAACGGGTTGCAAGACAATTAAACTTCCGCTCTTTGAATGACAATGCCCCAGCGGTGGCTTGCTGCATGGTAACGACCATTGAAGCGTCAGGGTCATAGTCATTATTGTCTTTCGATAGATTGCGAATACCAATCAAATCAGCAACACGGATTTCTTGAACAGGTGTCCAAGATTTATCCGTGATTCGTTTAGTTAATCGGCGGTAGCGGACACGTAGATTGTCCCCTGGCTTAAGATAAGGGTTCGCCACTCTATAAGTTTTTGCGGCGGTGCGTCTAACCTCATCGTCAGATGTTGTGACATCGCCCCACAAATAACCTCGAATGCGGGTGCCTTGACCATTATTGATTGCATATTGCTCAAATGCTCTCGATTTTATCAGTTCGCTCGATGTGTGTAGTGTGCCTGCTACCGGATCGCCATTTTTATCAACTACTTGTGACTCGACCTCAAAATCTATACCGATAGCTTCCCACTTATCGCCGCCAGTGTTATATAGGCCGTTAGGCGATACTATGTTATACAGCACATCAGTATGTTCGCCGCCATTAGTATAAAAATAATCTGACCAGAGCGTTTGCGATTCTGTCGATAGCGTAATCTCTGTCGGGTTGGTAAAGTCGATATTGTCCGTCAATTGTTGCCAATCAGCATTGATCAGCTCTGGTGACTGCAGCGTGATTTGATTGGTAGAGATTGACTCAATAACATAGTCGCCGTTTAGATTATAAGTGACAGGCGTTGTGGTTGTGGCATCTGGGTCGGTGACGGTTAAGTTGTTGCCGCTAGGTAGGTCTATTGCTTGCTCTATTTTTATCGTCTCACCGACTTTAAACTGTGACGTTAGGTTGATATTGTCATTTGACTCGATAATGTTTGATCCAGAAAAACTGATTTGTTTAAGCGTCAAATAATTGTTTGGTGGCGGCAATACTTGGCCATTTACTGCATCATAACGTTTGGCCACAAGATAGGCATACTCGCGTTGATTAGCAGTCAGTGAGTTGCCAAATTGAGTGGAAGGGTCATCAAGACGTACATCTTGACCAGGGTTGTAAAACTCAGCGGTAGCACCACGTATACGAGAAAAATCAGTTGTGTCATCACGTGCACGCGTCACCTCATATCGCCCCATACCTAATGCCATGGTCGCAAACTCGATTTCGTCGTGGTCGTCATAGACAGAGTAGGTCACTGCTGCGAGGTCGGGATACATCCAGTTTTCACCATAAGCGTCAGCGACTCGGCCATTAATACGCTGCCGGTTGCCACGGCTAGATAGGCTATTATTAGGTGACGGTGGTTGCGAGCTGCCTGCGCTATTTGGTATTTCAGGCTTTGGCATTAACATAGTCACAGCAACAGCTGCTCCAATGCCAACTACGATTGCGATGGTTAATGGATCTGCTGGGTAAGTGACCGCATAAATACGACCAGTTTGCTGATATAGATGCGCCACCTCAGTAGCGTTGCTATCTGGGATGATGTTATCAGCGGTGAGTGTGTCTTTGTAAAACACAGTATTTGTGGGTAGGCCGTCCGAGTAAACCTGGCGCAATAGTTCATAGACTGATGCCCCGTGTAGGGTCTTATTGACACCACTGTCGGCAATATAATCAAACCAATCATTGATAACGATCAGCTCAACTGACTTTGGTTGCAGCAGCTGACGTATGCGGCGGGTGAGCGTTGTAATCATAGTATTTGACCGATTGATATTGATGTTTGGCGATATGAGGTGGTTGCGATTTGATGCCTGTTTCGTCTAAATGTACGATAGCGCCATTGATATAAACGCCGCAATGCACACTGACAGGGCTACGCATGACCGCGATGCACGGGGTTTTCGGGTCGTCAATCAAGACAAATCGACTAAGTTTGTCAGGACAGACATGCCGATGGCGGCGTGATTGACACAACTCAGTGACATCGGCTGATAGATCGACATCGGTCAAATCACGATAAACACTACATGCAAAATGCAAGCAATTGTAATTAGCATCGTCATATTTGACATTACTATATTTGGATAAATCAAGCATTTAAAAATCCTCTTAGCGCACGCCACTTGTCGAGCGTAAACGACCGACCAGACTTTTTATTGTTAAGTATCCGTTGTACAGCCTTGAATACTGCACCATGAACTTGTGGGGTGTTTTCAATAATTTTGAGATTGCGTGCTGTCTCATACGGCGCGGTTAAATTGCTGAGTAAGTAGCTTCGGTAAGTGAGCATTGGATACTCAAGCTCATAAGGACTGTTATAAAGGCGGTCAATCTCATGCGGAATTATCATGCCAAGGTCAGCGACGGTAACAGTAATCTCTTGTGATAGTTTTTCATTAGATTTGCCCCGTTGTAGCTTTAGCGGGGCGTACTCATAATGAGTGACAGCGCCGTCCTCATGCGTGACGGTCACGCCTTTAGTGTGGTTTCGCACATATTGATACACTTGACTAAACGCTGGGTGAGATATTTCAATACACTCAAGCAGGACGTCGTGGGCGTTACCAATTAAGTGATAGCGCTCTTGCTCTGGGGTTAGGTTCATATCAGGCCTCCAAGCGCATCGGGCAGACTTTCATTAACCAATTTACTTAACTGCGAAAAGTATTTGTGGCTTTGGCCGTCTGTCAGCTCATAAATAGCTGTTATAGTCATGTCAGTCTCGACGTCATAGTCAATCGGCTCAGCCTGCATCTCAAGCTGCGTAACAAATATCTGATCGCCTATCGATTGCATTGGTATTGGGCCTTGCGTGGTAATCATGCACTCATACCATTGATGATCGATATCATCTAATATCAGATAAGCCAAAAACCGTTGGCCGCAATACGCACGCAAAAATGAAAATAAGTACTGTTGCATTGGGCGTGTACATTTATACGTAGGACTAAGCACATGTACACCGCCCACACTATCGACACGGCCGCGCGAGAGTCCGGCTGCGGTAGGAGTGATAACGGTGGGGTTGGCTAAACCAAAGTTATACCCGTCGCGGTACGGCTTTAGCATCAGCTTGGGTAAACCTGCCATTAAAACCTCCGCTCAAGATTAAAGTTGTTGGTAAGTGCATTGCGCACGGGTGATGCTGGGGTGTTGATTTGCTGCGCCATCATCTGCGGCACACGTTCGTTGATGCGTTTGTCAATGCGCATCTCAATGCTGCCATCGTCATTAACGCTGGTAGTTATATCGACTGGGGCGTTGTTGGTGATGTTGATATTGACACCTTGATTTCGATATTTTTTATCATAACTACCATCGTGCATCGCCTCTAATTCTGGACGAAATCGCTTAGTCGTTGGAGCGTTGGCAACGAACTCTTCTTTATGCACAAGACCTGCAACATCAGATGTGCCCCCTGCGCCTGTGTAACCACCAACTTCAAAACCTGGCATTGAAGGTGGCTGCACCTGTTCAATCATCGCTTTTTGAGCAACTTGCAATGCAGCGGCAGCGATACCAGCAGCGGGTGCTAATGCGGGCCCAACAAAAGGAATGCCAACAACTGCATTAAAGGCTTTGCTATACGATTCTGGTATAGCGATGACTGCTTGGGCGATAGACATCGCTTTTTGACCGATGAATGCAGCTTGATAGAGTGCGTTTTGTTCACCAAACGCCATGCGCATTAGCTCTGTGACTGACCCAAATTGTTCTTGAGCGCCGCCTAGCATCATTTGCTGCGTTTGCTGTTGATACTGCTGTTGGGTAGCAAACTTAGCTTGCTCATAAGTCTCAACCGTCAGTAGCTCAGCTCTTTTAGCATTCTCAATGACTTCAAGCTGCTGTTTGAGCTGCTGATCAAGTCCGTACTGCTGAGAGTAGCCGCCTAGCTGTGCTTGCTGAGATTCAAACGCATCGCGTGGGCCTTTTTGCAGTTGATTGGTGTCGTATATCTGAGCGCCTGCCATTGCATTGCGTAGGCCGGATTTTTGACCGTCATCGATATCAGTTCGAGCATCAAGTACACGCCGTTGATCTGCATATGACTGGCGTAAAGCTGCCAGATCTGATTGGCCTATACTGGTTAAATCTCGCAATTCACGATCATATGCATAGCGGCGTTCATCAAGTGCCAGTTGCTCAGCTTGATTGAGTGCGTCAATCTTTGCTTTGCGCAGCTGCTCATCCATGTTGACTGTTAATTGGATTTCGCGGCGCTCTAGTGCGTACTGATTGCGTATGCGTTCAGCGTCTGTTTGCTCAGATTGCTGCGCGTATTGCATCTCTCGGTCATGCGTGAGCTGCATTTGTGCGAGTTTGGCATTGGCTACGTCGATAGCGTCATCGATGAACGCGGCACGCTCATCATCATTAAAACCGCTAGCATCAATCTTTAAGATTGCCGTCTTGAGCTGCTCTTCGATGCGAGTGACTTCGTCTGCATACTCTAGACGAATGGCAATTCGTTCCTTGTCCTGCTGTTCTGCGATGCGTGCTTGTTCGGCAGCAGCAGTGACTTCACTTTGCATTATTTGGCTGATTGACTGTTGAGCGATAGCGACGCCATCGCCGTAGTAGTCTTTGATATGCGCTTTAAAACGCTTACCAGTTACTGCTTCGCCTTTTGCGACGACACCGTCTTTATTGACATCCCATACTTTGTTTGATTCGTATCCTGCTGAGCCGCGCTTGTAGCCATATCCAGCAACAGCGTCGTATACTTCAGCGACATCAGCTCCAGGCTTAATGCCTCGGCCTTTCAGGTATGAGACGACATGTTCCATCTGCTGTAGAGGCAGTAAGTTGCCGAATTGATTGCGAGTCATGCCAAAGTATTTGCCGTCATCTTTACCGTCGCTGCCTTCCATAAACTGGATAAGGCCAGTGGCAGATGATATTGGATTGCGTGCGTTGGTGCTAAATGTACCTCCAGTTTCAAAAGAAATGACAGAAGCAAGGTCATTGGGGTTGATGCCTAGTTTTTTTGCGCCATCTAATATCGCATCACTCACTGCTTTTGGTATGAGTGCAGCGGCCTTGCTCGCTGCAGCGGCGGCGGAAGCTTGTTTTTTTGCATTGGCTTCAGCCGTTTTTGCAGCATCAGCCTCTGCTTGCGCATTTGCTTGTACAGCTTGACCAGTCAAGCCCAATTGCCTGCGCAACTCTTCTTGCTGTTTTGCGGCGGTAAGGAAGCGGCTTTCACGCTTACCACTACCTAGGTTGTCGATAAACTCTAACTGTTTAGCATAACCTGCTAAAGATGCAGAGATATCTTGATCTGCCAATCTTGCAATCTCATTTGCAGAGCCAAAGTTTTGGGCAATCTTAAGGGATGTAACCCACACACTGTCCATCATGCTAACGCCGTTGAGCAGCCCGCCAACAGTGGCAGCGACGCCGCCAATGCTGCTACCAACCACGTCAAACACTGCGGCGACACCGATACCGACCTTAGCCACGCTCTTAAAGACAACGACTAAGTCTTCGCCCATTTCGCGTGCTAGATCTGATGCGCCCGCTGTACCTACCAACTCATCAGCGACATCTGCCAGTACTGGGATAAATGCACTGGTAAACTGGGTTTTTGCACCTTCGACAGATAGCGTCAAAAGGCTATTTGCTGCTATTAAGTCTTGAGTAGCAGCGACTGTTTTTTCATCCATGATGACGCCAGCATTTTCAGCCGCTTCTGCCCACACATCAAACCCAGCGCCATTGTCATGGAGTAGTGGGATTAGCAACGATGCATCGGATGCAATAGACTCCATGTAAAAGATGAGTTCAGAATTGCTCAGATTGGCTTCCTGTAAGCCGTTGTAATACCGCTGCAAGGCATCAGGCCCTGATAAGTTGCGGAAGCTCTCAGCGGTCATGTCTACGCTAGGTGGCATACTTTCAAAAAAGTCTGCCATCGCACCGCCGCCGGTGGTTAGAAAATCACCGATTTTGTCTTGCGTGTCCTTATAGATATCACCTAACGTTTCTTGCTCAACGCCCATAGCACGCGCTGCTACGATGTGTTTTTGCATAACATCGATATTAGTGTTAGAGACTTTAGCGAGCTTGACGATTTCATTTGCCAGTTCTGTTTGCTCTTTAATCATCACGCCGATGGCCGCAGTCCCAGCTGCTGCCATACCAGCAAAAGCAGCTGCGCCGACCTTGGCCATGTTAGCAGCGTCGGCTTTGATAGCACCCATCATCGTGGTGGTGCTTTGCTGCGTATCGCGCATCTCGCTACGGTACTGCGCGGTGTTGGCAAAGAGTAAAATATCTAAGCGCTGTAATACCTTTGCCATGCCGTACTCCTAATTTTTGATAATAAAAAACCCCATCGGATGACGGGGTTTTTTCAATATGATTAAAAGCTATTTAATGGACGGCTGAGTGCTCGCTAGACTCCCAAACATGCACTGAACTGTTCCGCAAGCTCATTAATACTTTTGACAGTAATATCACCGCCCCCACCAAATATTGTACTGGGTTCTCGATACTTAACTTTATCATCTAGAGCCCCATCTTTTGCGTAAGCAAATCCCATCTTATAAAACTTTAGGTTGATAGTATTCGGCTCAATAGATAATTTGACATCATAACGAATGAGATGATCATTACCCCATCCGCTCTTATCAATTCTAATTTTACCCATCGCAATCATAGCAGTGTCTGTCTCTGCCTTTATGATCTCATCGCCATCATTATCAATGGTATCTGCCAGACATAATTTAATATCGTCTTTACTGACGTCATCTGCTTCAACGGTGTAACTCAAAGAATCTAGCAGCGTCATTCCGGGTTTTGTCTTAGTTTCTGCATTATCAGGGAACGTATAAGCCGCATTAGCTCCAAAACAAATAAAGCTGACAGCACCAGCTAGTAATAACTTTCTCATAAAACCCTCTAAATAATTGATTCCTCAATAGATAGTATTATGAAACAGTACAAATATCTAGTTTAATACGTTTTCTGACTCTTAAACGTAGCAACTACTTAGCCTTGGCACGTCGTTTCAGATTAGCTATTAGTGATTCTGTGTAGGCTTGGCTACGTTCAGCATCTGCTTTTGCGGTTTCAATAGCACGTTGCTCATTGGTCAACGGGAATGGGTCAACCACCAGCAGGTCTTTAAGGCTTGGCGCCTCCTTGCAGTAGCCTGACCAGGCAGCGATTTGTTGCGCAAGCTTGGCAAAGTTGAGGTCCATGCGATAGTCGCCAATAGGGTTGACGCGGTCAAACGCTTGCCACTCGCGTAGCTCATCGATGCCCATTGTTGCGTCAATCTCTGCGACTGTCTTTGACAGATGCCCAGCGAGTTTAAATTTAAAAAATTTATCCCGCTGGGTTAGGAGTTTTTTAAGTCTTCGTCTTCTTGTGGTTGGTCGGTGTCATCTTTTTTTTCAGGTTTTTTGATTACGAAGCGGTTAATGACATTAAACTCAAGTATCACAGCATCAGTCAGCACTGGTGGAATGGTTTTGACGATGTCGATATCATCTAGCGTAAATAACGGCTCGTTGTTCTCATCAACAAGAGCGATGATAAAAGCTTCAACATTACCTTTACCTTTGACTTCTTTCATAGCTTCAAAGTATTCATCACGCTCGCCGAGCGTCATACGCTTGACGAATACGTCAGCATCTAGCTCTTTGATAGGGAGTCGTGAAGGTGCGAGCATCGCTGATGAGGCGATAGCGGATAGTAGCTGTGTTTTGCCCAATACCGCGTTTTTGGTGTTTTTTTTAGTTAGAGCCATGATAGTTATCTCAAAATATGGGTGAAGAAAAGCCCACAATTAGGTGGGCAGTGATTAGTGCAACGTAGCTAGTTGTTATGGTGCAGATGTAATTTCGGTTACGTTGCTACCGATCACAATAGTACCTTTTTTGCGTAGTTTCTTTTTAGGATCAGTCACATTGCTGAACTCAGAAATTGTACCGTCGAAGGCGTAGCCTGATACATCTGGGTCATCAAAGTGAATTTCACATTGCACCACTTCGTTATTATCAAACGCGGCCTTTAATGCAATATGTTGTGGGTCTGTCGGTTTATAAACAAGCTCAAAAGCTGGGTCATTGATTTCTATAAAATCAACAACAACTTTTTGCGTATTGCGCGCATCAGTCGTGGTAATTTCATCGATAGCTTTTTTCATTTCAGGCATATCGATGTTAGTAAGAAGCGGCACTTTTATAAAAGTTGCTGCACCATCAGTACTGATTTTTAAGATATGTTGGCTGTCAGATAAGCCGTCGGTAATTGCTGCCATGTGTATCTCCTAGGGTGGGATTAGGTAAAAGGGGTGGTTTGCCAAAACTCAACATCAAGCGATTGTCTAAACAGCTTTGATTCGGTTTCGTAGCTTTGTTGCGAGTTTTCATATTCGCTAGGGTGGATGTTATCGCTAATAGAGCCAATGACTTTGTGAGCAAGGTCTGTGCATTCATCGTAGTCGTCGTGGTAGATATCTATTTGCACTCGAACCCATTCGTGGCCAGTTACGCCATCATCTGTGACTTCAGGGATTGAGCTAATAATTTGCCAAATAATATAGGGGCGTGTCTGGTCAGCAGATTCAGTAGCAATCATAGGATAGATTCGACCATCTACTAACGGGCCCAGTAGCGGGTATAATCGATCGCCTGCTTTCATGGTTACTCCGAATATTTATCAATATTTTCGTTCAGCTTTTGGCTAAATCGTTCAATCATTAGCTGTACATTGTTGTCAAAAGCAGGTCGGATAAACGGCGTAGCAGGTTGTGTTGATGTGCCACGTTCAATGAAGTGCCAATAATTTGGGTAAACTTTGTTTCTGCCAGTGCCTATATACATGCCCATAGCGGCACCTTGTGCAAATTCACCTTTCATTTCTGATTTTGGCACACGGCGCTTTTTGATAGCTGTGCGTAATAGCCCTGGCTTAACGTCTATTTTTTTGCCATTTGGATAAACAACGGTATGGGGCTCTTTAGCTTTGGCGGCGAACTTCTTAGCATCTTTTACGACAGGGGTAAGCGCGTAACCCAATGCGTTATATATGGCTTTACCGGCAAGTTTGTTGTCGAGCTCAGCAAGTTTATCTTCAAGCTCAGAAAGTCCTTGTACTTCTACAGTGCCCCAGTCGTCATTGGTCATTTTACTTTAGTCCTACATAAGACGATTTTCTTGTTGTCTTCAGGCACAGGCATAATACTTAAGACATCATATGTAGTATTACTTATGTCCAATGTCTGTAGACGGTCGCTAGTGTTGATGACAACCGATAAATCAAAATGTATTTTGGCGTCTATTGACGTTCCAGCTGCGTTTGCTTGTACAAAATCAGACGTGCTAACTGGTAATAACTGGCACCATGCTGTACCGACAACTGTTTCTGTTTCTTTAACTGCACCAGATGGAGATCGAGAAGTCGTTTTGCGCAATATATTAACTGGAGTATTTAGTTTGCCTCGACTGATCTTTGCCATGTCATACTCCCATTTTGCGATATTTATTCAGCAGTCTATCGAGTGCGTGGTTCATGTGCAGCTGCTCAGTTTGCTGTGCTTCACGGTTTTGGTACAAATCACCGATGACAAGCAGCGCGGCGTGTTTCAATGATTCAGATAATTGGCCAGACGGTGTTAAGCAGATATCCTCTGTTAGCTCGCGATCAAGCTCATCAGCGATTAATTGAAATGACGTAGGGATAAGCCCCGCAATATACGTATCATCTATCTCATGTGTGACACGCAGGTGAGATTTGGCTTGTTCAAGCGTGATAGATGCAGTAATCATAGATGATGCCTATATTGAGTTAGGATAAAAAAGACCGCTGGCAGACGTGCTACCAGCAGCTAGGAGAAGCGTTTCAACTAATAATTATCTAATCTTATGGTCCGACGTTGACTAGGTCGCCCGTTACAGCAGCATCTGGCATGACAACACCAAAAGCGGCGCGCATTTCAGCACGGACAGTTACCAAGTTTTTACGGAAGTTGTCAGCGTCTTCAGTAGATAGCTCAACTGTAGCATCTTGACGAAGATACCCTTCAGTCGCCATTGTGATGTTGCCTGTCCAATGTTTACCGATTGGCATTGCAGGAGACTGCATAACTTTGAGCCCCCATAGGATAGGCTGCACAGCAGAGCCCGGTGAGCCAAACAAGTAATGGCCGTCAGTACCTTTCGTCTGTTCGATTTCTGCCCAATCTTGTGGGTTTAGAATGACGGTCTCAGGTGGCAAAAAGTTAGCATAAGCTTTTGCTTTTGCAGTACTGATAGTGTCGATTGCATTATCAGCAGCAACTACAGTTAAGCTGTTACCTGCTTTCATTAAGCCTTTAAAGCTTTTGGTATCGCCGTTGATGACCAAATATTCAAGTTTTAAGCGCAAGCCGTAAGACATACGGCCTTCGATATAAGCGGCCAATGCTGGCGCATCGTCAAGAACCTGCTTACTGACACGCACCCAGTGAGCAATGACGTCAACTTCTAGTGAATCAGTTCCAAACTCAAGCGTAGACTCTGGTTTTAGTTCGCTTTCTGGGACGATATCAGCCATAAATGAGACGGCTGTTTCGCGTACATAAGGGATTAAATCGGCTGTTGTTGGTATCCAGTTGATCATATTAACGATGGTCAATGGATTTTCAGCTGTTGGTACCATCTTAGCGTTATTGATATTGACTGCATTATCAATACCGCTGATCATTATTGTATTGCGTGCTGATACACCGTCGATTTGTACTTTGCCACGGGCTTGTTTGATGGCTTTAATTTCATTCGATAAGCCTTCATTACGTGAAATTAGGCCGCCGATAGTATTGGCATCAAGCTCACCGTCTTGAACACCACGCACCATCGTTTGCTCGAACTCTGTAAAACGCGCTGATAAGTCATTGACGCTTTCAGCCGATTTTTGGAGTTCGGCGATAGCATTGCGCGTTTCAGTGTCATCTTTGTTTTCAGCAAGCAGTTTTTGCTTTTTTTCAATCAGCTCGTCGAGCGTGGCCAAGCGGGTTTTAAGCTGACCAGCTAACTTTTCATATTCATCTTTAGACGTGCCACCCGCATCACGGGTCATAACACCCATGCCAGACATAGCACCAGCGATTGCAGCAGTTTTAAAATCACGCATAATATTTTCCTTTAGGCAAAAAAATAGCTACCGATTGGTAGCATTGTTTAGGGTTTGATTGGTGTTAAAAGAGATGGTTTATTTGTCTAAAAACGCAAAGGGATCTTTAACTTCAGTAATATCACCAGCGCTGGTGCCCATGATACTGTCGAGTTTGGATATAAAGTGGCGGGCATCGGCTTGATCAAGCCCTAGCTTGGTCAGCATGTCACACGCATCGCGTTCATCAGCTAAGTTGTTGATGGTTTCTGCTTGGCGGTTGATGCGAGCACTGCGGTCGCTTGGCTCATCAACGACACTGATTTCAAATAAATCTGCGCGTTTGATTAAGATATGACCGTCTTGCTCTTCATAATCCATTTCAGTTGGGTTATAAAAACAAATAGATAAGCCATCAACAGTAAGGTGACGCATCATTGCAGCAACAGCAGTGGCCAACGGTAACCCTTGAGTGAGTTCGCCTTTGACACGTAAGCCGATATCATCCTCTTCAAATTCTACCCAGCGACCAACACGCATAGCTGCATTCGTGTCAAACATGTTGCGCCAACCGTGGTTGTAATACATATGTACGGTTTTTTCGCTATTGTTGAACGCACTAATCATATCGGCGAACGCACCACGGGCGAATTTCTCACCATGCAAGTTTATGCTATTCCACTGGACTGCATAGCCTTCAAATGTGTAAGTAGCAGCGCCGTCTTTGTCAGGTTCGGCAAAGCGTATCTTGGTATCGATGACTGGAATACGGCGGGTACTGACAGAGTGCAGTAGCTCACTGCGGCCATCGCGACAGTGCAGCGTTTGCAGTGAGTGTTTATTCATTGCTGGTATCCTTAGTTTGGTCTAGTGAAGATTGTTTAGCGACAACATTAAGAGGCGCAAAGCCCAGCTGCATATAGAGTTCGTCGCCCCCTTCTTGTGGCTTCCAGCCTTCAGCGCGTCGCACCTCGTTGGGCGTTCGCTGACCGGATGTGATCTCGGTGTTATACATCTCGACGCGTTCTTTTCGACTTGATCGCAAAATAGCATCAGCGTCAATTTCAAACTGGTATTTGTCCCAGTCTTTACGCGGTATTAGTGTGGTTAGCATTGATAATTCAAGGCGCTCAAGGTAGGGCCGCAAGTTGAATTTATGAAACGCCTCAATGATTGCTGAGATGCCGCTGCCCCAGTTGCTAGATTGCGTACTGTCGTTAATCAAAATACTAGGTACACCGAACATACGCGCAATCTCTTCTAAACTAAATCTGCGCGTGGCCAATAATTCAATGTCACTAGGCGTCAAACTAATGGCTTCAAACTTCATATCAAGTGGTAACACTGGCATAAAGGTTTCATCGCCGCTGGTTAATTCGCCCATTTCATCGCGAATTGCTTGGCGCTGTTCGGCAGTTGGTGAGCCCTTTGTCATTAATGCGCCCGTGGGCTTAGCGCCATTACGCATGAGCGACGTTATCTTATCGTCTGACGCATCTGCCACAGCGACGGCTTTGGCGGCGTGTTGCAATGGTGATAAGCCTTTTATACCGTTGCCAAATAGCTTTACATGCCAAATATCAGATTCCTTAAAGTCGCGACTGAAAGCTGACGTTATCTGGTGACGATAAGTAAGAACATCGTCTTTCAAAATAACCGTCATATTCGATGAGTTGATAATATCCAGACTAAGAATACGAGAGTTTTTGTCACCTGCGCGTGTAATTCTGACGTATGCATTGCCGTCACTGACCAAGTTGAGCATCAGTTGTTCCATAAACTCAATGCGGTTTTGACGTTTATTGGGTTTATATCTCAGCAGTTTCATGACGTCATGATCTGCTTTGGTGTCTAAATACCCATCTTTGTCTTTGGTATATAAATCAATAGGCATACTAGCAATGGTTTCAGCAAGCAATCTGATTGATGCGAAGACCGCCGTGACGGTCATTGCTGTATCAAAGGTGACGGGCTTGGCTGTTTTAGTGACAGTACGAGTAGCGTTTTGATTGCCGTCCACGGGGTCACGCGGCGCGTAACCAAACCATGCGGCGACGGTTTGTATGATTGCCATGTTATCCCCTGAAGCTTACAAAGTCGTTTAAATAATCACCAAGTTGTGTCTCAAAATCTTGGCTAGGTAGGTCGCCAGTTTCGTCATAATACTGGGCGCGGTTGGTCGCGATGATTGCAGCGACCGCGCCGTCAATTTTACTGGCGTCAGATTCCTTACGCGGGAATATATTATCGTTTGCATCTTTTTTGACAGTGACGTTGCCCATACACCAGCGCAATATTGGATTGCCATCGTGATGTACCCGCTTTGAAGTCAAGAGAGCTTGTAAATGTTTCATTGGCTCGCTTAGATAAGCAACGCGCTGCGGCACTTCGACCATATTGAGACCTTGCTCATTTAGACGCATTGCCAAATATGTTGCGTTAAAAGGATCGTAACCCGTTTCCTGCATGTCGTATTTTGATGAGTCGTGAATGATATCGCGCTCAATCTTTTCAAAGTCAGTGATGTTGCCGTCAGTGACTGTGAGCCAGCCTTGGCGCTCCCATTCAATAAAACGTTTCTGATTTGGGTTGTTGGCATTGTCCAGCTGCGCACGGTTGATGTAGAAGTTTGCAAATAAGTAATAGTGAGATATATCGTCTACTTTTTTGACAAATAATTTCACGCGTGATGCCAGATCCACTTTAGATGCTAAATCAAGGCCGCCAAAGCAAGGGTATTTATCGAAAAGCCCAGAGACTAATAGCTTATCAGCAGCATCGTCCCAGTCTTGCATGTTGAGCCAACCGCTACGCGCAGCGACCCAGACGCATAAATGCTTAGTTAAGAAGTCAGCTTGTGCATCAGGACTAACAGCAGCGCGTTGGTACTCCGCTTCGAGCGCAGATTTATAAACCGAAACACCATAATTTGGGTTAGCTTTACGCCAACTCTTTGGGTCACGCCAATCATCAGCATCGTCAATCGTGTAGATAATGCCAAAGTAACGGTCATGTGTTTCAAGACCAGATAAGACTTTAGTGACTAAGGTGCGCTGTTCATAGCAAACGCCATCTAAGATAAACCCAGCTGTAGTGATAGCAAATAGCAGGGGCTGCTCACGTGCGCCCATGCCGGTCGCCATGACCTCGTAGGTATCGTTTGATTTATGCGCATGAAGTTCGTCAATAATAGCGCCTTGAACGTTTAGACCGTCCAAGTTGCCCCCGTAATCACGACTGACAGCTTTAAATGTTGATGTGGTGGCAATGGAGCTGACAGCGTGTGCAGTCACTTCTATGCGCATGGCCTTTTGCATATCGGGGCGTTTTCGTACCATGCTTTGCGCGGTTTCAAATACAATGCGTGCCTGGTCACGGGTGGTGGCGGCCGAATAAACTTCCGCACCCATCTCCCCATCAGCAAAACATAGGTATAAGCCGATACCAGCAGCCAATGTAGACTTGGCGTTCTTGCGTGGCACTTCAACATAGGCATAGCGATAGCGACGTTTACCATCAAAATCTACCCAGCCAAACAAGTTGGCCACGATGAATATTTGCCAAGGCTCAAGTAGTATCAATTCGCGCTTGTTTGCCAGCTCACCCTTAACATGAGGCAGTAGCTCTATAAATCGGCAAGCTTTTGCAGCCAACTGACTGTCAAATTCAAACTCAAATGCAGATTCATTCTTTGCGCGTTTAAGATCCGTCAAGTGTCGTTGGCACGCTTGACGCACATAGACGCACGCATCGATAGTGCCGTCGATTACATCCGTTGCGTATTGCGCCGCGATATTAGCGTAGGCAATAGCATCTGACATAGTTTCTTAACCTTGTTTATTAAACTCTCCAAACTCATCATCGCCAAACAAATTGCCTTGAGCGACATCTACTTTGATACTGGAGCGAGCAGCGGGAGATAGACCAAACTCGCGGCCTAATGATATGAGCTGTTTTTGTAATGTGTTACGGATACTGACCAGTGCGGTCTGGACCATAAAACCGTTTGGTGTTTTACCAATCCAAGTATCGATATCTTCGAGCTTAGTGCAGACATCGCCATAACGCGCAGAGGTTTCGGCATACGCGCCAAACAAATCTCCATCGATAACTGATAGCAATCCGAGTGCGACCAATTGTGGTGCTATCTTGTCCCACTGCTTGCGTGATTTGGCGTCGAGCCAGTCGGGGCAGGGTGGTATAGCCAGTGTTGGTTGAGCGGCGTTGCTGGCAGCTTCACGGTCGCTACGGACACGACTGCCTTGCAACACTTTGAGCTGCGTCGGTTTACGTGGACGAGACATAGTGTCACCTGAGAATAGTTATTGATTGAGGGGGTATACCCCCTACAGAGTTTTGACCATGCGAAAATTCTCTTGGGGGCGGTGGTCTCTGTGGGAAATTTTATTTACTTTTTACCCCACCCTCCCTGCCTGAGCTGGGCAATTTCGTAGTCAGATAATTTATTATCGACTGTAGTTGTTTTGATTGAGTGACATGAGTAGCACAGTGGTTGCCAGTTCGACTGATCCCAAAACAATTCCTGATTGCCGCGATGCGGTAGGATGTGATCGACTACGTCAGCACCTCTGGTGATGCCTTGCATCATGCAATATCTGCATAATGGTTCATCGTTAAGAAACCCTAACCGTGCTGAGCGCCATCTGGCATCGTAACCGCGCTGAGCAGATGACGGTCTGTTGTCTATCCGTTTGAGCTTTGCGGGTTCGGCTTGCTTGACTTGGGGTTCTGCTTGGCGTTTAGGTTTGGGTTTATGTATCCTGCAAAAGCCATTGGCACCAGCACTGGCGTTGCAACCTGTATGGCTGCAAAGTGTGGTAGGCATCGATGGCATAAGGATTGCTCAAAAAGAAAGCCCACTGCGGGGGCAATGGGCTTAACTAGTAATGTTTGGTTGATGCTGCCGTGTGCTTTACGATTAGGCAGGAACTTCGAATATGAGAAATCTTAGGTGAATCTGTCCGAAAAATCAAGAAGCCTCTGAGTAGCCTAGCAATTGTAATCTTATCTCAACCCTTACTATGTTTGCGTTCTGCGCCATATCATTTAGCATAAAATTAACATGATCTGATAGCTTGTTGTCCGACCAAGTTTGTTTTGCAATACCAGCAAATGCTGAACGTTCGATATCATTCCAAGCATAGCCAGTTGTTTCATTGATTGGATACTGACATTCAGCCAATGCTGTGCGAACAACCTTATCGATATATCTGATTCTTATAGCTTTAGTAGCCAGTTGAGATGTATAGGTTGCAGACAGACGCTCTTGAATTATTGTATTAAAACCATCGTTTAAATAGTGATAGCAATCAGCTTGCATTGGTGTGATGTTTGCATAGGCTTCAGCAGCAGCTCTTAAGTATTCTTGACGCATGATAAATATCCCCCGTTATTTAGACTCAATATAGGAGCGTGTGCATAGTTACGTCAAGATGTGCATAGTTGATTTTAAACTATGCACGTCTGAATCCTTTGGTATTACTGGCTTATAAGGCTGATGTTCATAGTGTGCATAGTGTGCATAGTTATATTTACGCACGAGGATAAAAATATTTTGTTGTTATCTTAGGTTGATAATAAAAATAAATTATTTCCCGCGCGCGCATACGAAAAAACCCTGCACACTATGCACAGGGTCGCTATAAGCTATATTGGGTAAGGTCTGTAGACGTGCATAGTTGTATTTTGAACTATGCACGTGGGGTGCACACTATGCACATGGTTGGCTATTTGGGTTCGAGTTTCTGACCGATAGCGTTCTTCATAAGCTGTATTTCTTTGCCAAGCCATATTTGTTGGTTGGCTGCTGTAGGTGTTGGATAGCTTGTTGGCATCTTAACAGCAATAATCGTGGACTGGACAGGTTTGCTGTTATTAGGTAGTTGGTATCTTAGCCGCTCTTTGTGCTCACGTCTACCAATATATGTCATTAATTTGGTTTTAGTGGTACCGCGCTCGCCACCTTTACGGCACCAGTACTGGTAATAGTCGTAAAGATCGTCAGTTAAGCAGCTGCAATAAGGTATACCAGCTTCGCCTATCACCCAATCATCATAGAAAACCTCCCAATTTGGTTGGCTTAGGCGAATAAGCTGACGCTTGCTGTTGGTCATGATTGCTGGTGTGTGTGATGTTTGGCCATTAAGTTCTATTTTCATGAGATAAGTGTAGAAAGCACGCAGCATATTGTTATTAGTGCTATCTAAGGCATCTGCGACTTCCTTTAATAAGGGTGCGGGAATCTTTTGCTTTGGATAGCAGACAACATGGCGACGGTCATTCTGTTCAAGAGATAAAGGCATCATATTGTTTGATAAAAATATCGCATTGACGTAGTTATCTTGCTTCCAACCACTCATGAATTTCTGATTGATATAGATAGTGTTGCCTGTAATCAGTTGCTTGACCATACCCATTTGAGAGTATCTATCAGAGCCGCTAAATATCTCTTCAAAAAGTGCGTAGAGTTTATTTGATACCCAGTCGTTATACTGAGACTCAAGCTGACCTTGACCTAATATCACGCTATAGTCACCATAGATGCGTGTCATAATGCGGTCAAAGAATAGAGACTTACCCGCGCCTTGTATCTCACCATGAACTATCAACGCCGTATCAAGCTTAGTACCAGGGCGTTGTAATGGTATCGCAAGCCATCTAATAACCCAGTCATAGATTGCCTGGTCGCCTTCGCATAAGTGCAAAAGTAAATCAGTGATAGGTTTGCACATAGCAGCCGCTTCTTCTGTTTCAATTTCAACAGGTTTAAGCGGTAACCCATCGAATGTATTGATAGCAATATCGTTTGGGTTCTTAGGCTCTTTGGTGCGAGTAGGGTCGAACCAGATATTATCTGATTTGACCGTAATACGAGAGTCTGATTTGAGCCAGATATCATACTCGTTTGGTCGTGCAAGTTTGATAGTATCGACAGGCAAGCGAATACGCTCAACGTCATCCCATACTTCTTTGGTGCCATAGATGAGGAAGTAACGGTCGAACATCGACTGGGCTTCGACCGCCATCATAACGTCTAAGTCTTTAGCGACTTCTGATTTTGTAATCTTACGATGCTTCGTTTCCCACCAACGTACGGCTAACTTCTTATTGCCAATTTCATTAGCAAACTGAGTCTTTGTATATTCAATCTTTTGCTCTGTGTCGTAAACTTTATTCGTTACTTTACCAATGTCAGTGATTTGAGCGTAACGTTTAAGCATATTAGCCAAGCGCATATCTTGCTCAACGTCAGCAGGTACACTGCCGTTGTGCTGCGCAATAGGCGCGTCAGTAGCACTGTGATCATCATTGGCAGCTTGGGTCACTATTGATTGGTTCGCCAGTGCGTACTTGATTTGACGTGATACCTCGTTGAGTCCTGCAGCTGCTGCAAGGTCATTAAAATCTGTATGTTGTTTGCCTTGCATTACGCTGCATCCTTATCTATGTCTAATATGTCGAAGCTTGGCGTGACCATTTCGCCGCCAATGGTAGCTGCTGCTTGTTTGGCCTTGTAGATTCCAGCGTTGTACTCAATTAGTGGCTTGGGTTCTTTGCCCTCTGATATGTCCTTATCGCGCATCTTGATCGCTGTTGCACTATCATTATCAGCGCAGATAATGATGCGATGATCAGGGTATTGGGCTCGTATTGACTGTGCGACTGGGATTAAGTTGTTTGCATTAAAAGCAACAATCACTGGCAAGCTATAGCTCATCGCATCAAATATGGTAGCGCCTGTGGCGTAACCTTCACATATAAGAACAATACCCCCGGCGAACATCGTAGTATTGCCAATCAGATGGTAAGCGCCATTCACCAATCCACCCTTTAAGAATAGCTTTTCGCTATCAGGCGCTATGGTCTGAATATTAACTAACGTCACAACTTTAGTGTCTTTATTATAGTAATTCATAGGAATGACTAGATTGTCATTAGCATCTTGGCGCAGATTGATAGACGCGATATTTTTGCGCAGCAGATACGGATGATCGTTTGTAGCTGATTTTGCATTGTCCCAAATACTAGTAGCACGCGCTGCGGCATCAATACGAGCTTGGCGCTTTTCAGCTTTCTCTACTGCTTCACGCTCGACTTGCTGTGACTGCCACTGTGCACGCTGCTCGTCTGTCACTTCGCTAGTCGTATCAAGTCCGATAGCGCCTGCAATCAGCTTATTGGTTTCGTAAACATCAAGCCCAGTGTATTGCTGCACAAGCATAAAGCCATTGCCAGCACCACACTGCGAGCATATCCAAGTGCCTTCACCGCGCTTGTCATCACAACGGAATCTATTAGAGCCACCGCACATCGGGCATGCTTGATGCTGATGGGCAGCTTTGCTGAAGCTAATGCCAGCAGCAGGGAATATAGTCGAGACATAGTTACCGATAGCTGCTGCGCGAATGGCGTCGAAATCAAGCGGTGTGCGTTTATCTGTCATTGTCGGCATCCTTTTGCTCAATTTGATCATCAACGAAACGCTGTATTATTGAAATAACTACGTCATGTGCTTTCTGGTCTTTTGTTTCATTATCATTCATGAAAGCCCAATAGCCGCCATATTCAACAACTTCAACAATCATATCTTTGTAAGCTTGGTCAGAAATTCTAAGCGTTGCCATTATTTCTCTCCATATTGCGTTCGGCATTTTTTAAGATTGTTTGAATATGACTGATCAATGCATAGCCGTCTTTTTGCATGCTCGCATATTCATCAGGCTCAATAACCTTGTCAGCATAAGCGTCCAATGAGGTGCTATTGAGATCTGCGAACTTTTGACCAAGTAAGGCAATATCAACCATCTCATCGCACTGGTTGTTTTCATCAGGCAGCAAAAACCATCCAGCGTTGCCATGTGCACGGCAAACAGCGTCCATGATTAAAGATGACTGGGTAGCACTTAGGACTTGCTCAATGAGCAATGGTGATAGTGTGTGACAAGTGCGCTTTGGGTTAACTTGCAGCACTGCTGTGTTGTACGTCAGACCAAATGTCTCACAGATACCGCCAAGCGTACCGCGTGGCTTCATCGCAGCTTGATAGACTGCTGCTTCCAAATCTAATACGCAGTTTTCAGCACGCTGTGCGGCTGTGTATTTTTGCTTCGACATATTGCCCCCGTTATTGTCGTTCTTTTATCGCAGTGCTGTTGCTATGCTAGATGTTGTTGATTACTTGGATCGTTGGCTGGTTCGGGAGTGGGGAATATGTCAGGACGTAGTGCATGACATGGGACACCAGTTATCTTTGAAACTTTAACCACCCATTTAGCAGAGGTTTTTTTGTCGCGGTTAAGCCAAGTCCATATGTTTTGTTGCTTTAGCTTCTTTTGCGTGGGATCGATACTTTTAGCTAGTTCAGTTTGACCGCCAGCAGTATCAACTGCTTTCTGTAAAGCTTCTAAAGGACTAAGCGGTTTAATTATCTGATTCATGATGTAAATCCTTTGTTGTTAATTTTAATGTATTTAATCATTTGTTGTTAATTATGTCAAATCTTTTGTTGTTAGCTTTGCAACATCATTTGTTTTAAATTGATAGAAATTACCGGAGGGCGATACCATGGCACTTGGACAGCGAGTTAAAGAAGCTAGAGAGTTTAGAGGTCTTAAACAAGGAGAGCTTGCTGAGCTTATTGGATGGACTCAGCAGGCGCTATCCACATTAGAAAATAGAGATAGCAAGAAGAGCTCATATTCTGCACAAATAGCAAAAGCACTTGATATAGATATCGATTGGTTGATGAGTGGTGCTGGCGAAATGATCAGTACGGAAGAAAAAGATAAACCCAATAGGAAGCTAATTAAGTACGTTCCGGTTAAAGGTTCAGCTCAAATGGGCGATAATGGATATTGGCTGGAGCTAGATTATATGGGTAACGGTGGGGATGGATACTTAGAAGTAAACAATGCTAGTGATTCAGCTTATGTAATACGTGCTGTGGGCGACAGTATGTTTCCTGCATTGCGTTCAGGGTGGTATATAGTATTCGATCCTAAAAGAGACCCATGTGCAGGTGAGTATGTTCATATTGTATTAGCAGACGGTCGAAATATGATAAAAGAATTTGTCAGCTGTCAACATGGCATCATTACTGTGATATCTGTTAATGGAATGGAGAGAATGTCTTTCAACTGTGAAGATGTAAATGTGCTGAATCCATTTGTAGAAATACAGCCGCCAAGTAGATTGCGTGATGAGCTACACTTGTTGGATAACGAATGTACGGGAATATGACAATGGCTAGTAGACCATGGGTAGAATACTGGATTGAGCATTACTTTGCGCATGCTAAGCCAGTCTCGAAAGACAACCCTTTAGTGCGCGGGTGGTGTGTTTATATAGAAGTTTACGAGTTCGATTAATTAAAACCCCTCATTTTTTAACGTGTTTTGTTGTTATAATTTACCTTTTTTCAATATAAACAACAAAAGATTTGACATTATTAACAACAAATGATTAATATATACCCGTGATCAACAACAAACGGGTATATCGCCATGTCAGACATCCATCGCACCGACCGCTTAAAAATGATGCGTTCTCAGTACGAGAACACACGCCTCAAAAGTACGCTCGCTGAACGTAACCAGCAGCTGCACACCACTGAACAGCAACTGACGAATACACAAATCAACTATAAGCATGCGTGCAAAAACACTCGCATGCTTATGGTTTTTTGCGTTTTGTTGATTGCCGTTATGTCATTGGGAGGTGTTGCGTGAGCAAATTAATAAGCACTTTCCAAATACGCTTTGATGACGAAACCAAAGCTGAAATAGCAGCGCTAAAAGGCAAATTAGATACCGTGGCGCATCGTCTGAACGTTGGCCATGCTATGCCGACTGGTGGTCTGCTAGCGGTCGTGGCTGGTGAAGCGGCTAATGACTCAAATAGCGTGATTGACCGAGAAACCGTCAATGATGTCGATTATCTAAGTACCTCATTAGATGAAAGCGTGCCTCATATCGATGATGTATTGGCGTATCCAAACTGGCTATCTGAGTCAGTGCCACAAATTACTGATGCTGATATGCAGCTTATCTTTATTAAAAACCTATCTGAAGTTCTAATCCAGCGTATGCATAGCATGGACCGCTTTAGTGAAGACGACTATGCGGTTGGTGGTGACAAGTTAATAGCATGGGATATTTTGATTTACGAACCTTTGGGTGCTTACGCGATTTTAATGCGCGGACCTGGCCGAATTAATGTTGCGGACTTATTGCTCATTAGGGAGGGTGGGCCGATGGCAGATGCGGGATGGAACACTGAGAGCGAAGCATTTGCAACTTTGCGGACAATAACCGAAGCCGAACTACCAGCATTTCGTGCGGCGTTGGAGGCTTGCTATGCGTAAAATTCAATCATTCAATATCACTGCACAGCTTGCGCTTATCCAATCTAAAGCGCAATTGAGCAATAGCGTAAGCCGTCAAGCGCTAACTGACGCCATCAATACATGGTCGGAGCATCAAGCCAAGTACGACTACGAGCGTAACCAAAATGATTTGGTCGTTATCAATCGAAATATCAGCTTGATCGTGACACAGGTAACCAATCGTATATGTCGCATTAACCCACTGGTTTGGACTGAGTTGCTAAAGTTAAATGCTGCGCTCAATGTCGGCATCATTAGCAACATCAACTTTGAGCCACGCCCAGTGCCAGTTGTGGCTGCGAACACTGATGCCAACCACAGCGAGGTGGCGTAATGTCAAAACAATCGAAAAAACAGCCTTTATTAGTCAATATTAATGGCGCAGCACATATCGGCGTGACAACAGCCTGTCAACGTGTCGCTATGTGCCTGAACGCTCAAGCAATCAGTACCGAAGTGATCAATGTCCGCAGAGGTATCGAAGCTGTTGAATTTGAAGACGACTACATACTTGATAAATACAAGCATCTAGATGTGATCTTGCTAGACCGTCATCACTATACAGCATCGGCTATCAAGCGCCGGTTACACCAGCCGCTTTGGGCTTGGCAAGAAGATAGCGTAATGCCAAGTCTTAGCGTGCTGCTTAGCTGTCATGGCACTGTATACAAGCGCTTTATTAAATCTAATGAAGATAAGCGCACAGCACTGGGACATCACGAGGCGCATCTGTCATGCATAAAAGAGCATTACGGCACACCAAATCATTATGTGCTTGATATAGATGGTAAAAATGGCCATCTGTACGCAGCTGGTACGCTTAAGAGTTTGATATTACGGGAGTTGAAACGATGAGTAAAACATTATCACTTAGCCGTCGTGCTCATCTATTTGTCAAAGACGGACAGTTTTTTATCAAGCTGCAACGTCAAAATCAGCGTGATCCAAAACGCGACGATTATTACATCATGAAAAAGTTTGAGCTGGAACGCCTAAAAGAGATCCATGAGTGGTTAAGCAAAATGATCAAAGAAAGTGAGGCTATAGATGTCAAAGCAGATTAAACGAGTTACTTTTGTGCTAAACAACTATGGCTTAAGTTGGTTAGACGTGAACATGCGCAGTTGGGAAATAGTCAGTGCATGTGCGGAAGGGCGTCACTTGGTGGGCCGAGCATGTCGCTTGGCTGACCGTGGCAATAAAATTGAGTATCGCACTGGGTCAACCTACACGACGATCAATGCGACTATTGAGAAGATGGGGTAGATAATGGCTGATGATGCGGATCGCGCAAACGACTATGTTGATTTAACAATGACTCAGTATCTGAGTCGAGCGCCAAAGTTTGATAAGCCGTCATTGGCTGAATGTTTGGAATGTGGAGAGGATATACCTGCTAAACGCCAATCAGTGGGTGGGGTAACGCTCTGTGTAGATTGCCAAAGCGTATTTGAGAAAAGGGGACGGTGATGCTAAGACTGAATAACAGCTCAGTAGTTCGAGAGTCAGTCAATGGCGGTGTTACAGTCCGAATGTCCGCTGTGTTTGATGATGTGACCAAATCAGGAAGTATCAAGTATAAGGACGCACAGCGCTTTGCTATTAAAGACAGCCTGCTAACGCTTAATGGTGTAAAGCATTGCTTATCTGAACCAATCGACTTAAACGCTGATCCTGAAGACTTGATTCAATACTTTGAGGCTCGGTTTGCTAGTGTTCAGCCAGATATGTTTGTAGAGCCGCCAAGGTCAAGAGGTGGTATTCAATTACCCAAATCGGTCAAAGAAGTGCGCTGGGAATATTTAGACATGGCGTGGCGGGCAATCGATAAGAGTGGCGCGGTTGCATACTTCGAGCGTAGACCAGTACTAGATAAAGCGGGTTATTGGGTGTCAACAATGGATGGTATTTTGGCTAAGTATGGCAAATCATTATGTATCGCTGACAACTATCAGTGCAGCGTTGAGAAAAGGGGACGGTGATGAGCACAACAGGTTTGTTTGCTGGGCTTCTGTACTTTGTATTATTGATGGCTAGTATGATTTTATTAAAAATATGGGCAGATGGCGATACTCTTTTAATCTGCTTTGGGGGCGCTACTTGGTTGGTGTCAATAGTTTATTGGAGTTGGTCTTTCAAAAAAAAGGGGTTTGCCTAAATGCTCACTAATAACGAACAACTTCTAGTTATCACTGGCACGGCTATCTTGCTTGGCATGTTGATTGTCGCAGTGATTTGGCTAGTGTCGATTGAATTGAATAAAGGGGAGTGATTAATATGGAAGTTATTGAAATTATCAAATCAAATGTGCCTTTAGACTGGGTAACGCTCCCCCAATTTGCTAAACTTATCGGTCTACCGCACACACGTCTATATATCGCCAAAGATAAATGGCCTGAAGGTGTGGTGTGGCAAAAGATTGATAACAAGTTATATTTTAGCCTGCGGGGGTGGAATCAGTGGCTGGACCAACAAAGTATCCAACGGGCGTCCGAGTACGAGGCGACAGCGTCCAAATTAATATCCCAATCAGTGGGACGCGTAAATACGTCACTATCCCGCAGCCGCCAACGCCGAAAGGCATCAGCGAAGCGGGTAAATTACGAGCTTACTTAAAAGATGCAGCAAAGTGGGGCACGCTGACGCAAGCCGATGTTGACGCAGCGTGCAATGTAAAGACTAATATAATAGATGATAATAGGGCGCTATTTGCAGACTATGCACAAACATATTTAGACAATCTTAGCAGTGACAACACTGGTACCAGACGAAAATATAAAGGCATCCTAACTAAGCATTGGATGCCTTTTTTTGCGGCTGTGCCCATTGCCGATATTGATGCAGCAATGGTGCGCAGTGCGCTGAACTCTATTAGTTTTAATGCACCGCGTACCTATAACGATGCACTTATACCATTGCGCGGGGTGTTTGACCTTGCGTTTTTGGATGGCGAAATAGATGATATGCCGACTAAGCGCATACGTAATAAGAAAGTGCAGCGCGATGATCCTGATCCATTTCTCCCAGCTGAGCGTGCTGCGATATTAGACTGGATGAAATCTAACTGGACTGGCAAAAAAGAAATCTGGTATTTGTACTATAAATGGCAGTTTTGGACAGGATGTCGTCCCAGTGAGACATTGGCCATTGATTGGCACGATGTAGATTGGTCACATAACACGGTAAAAATCAGCAAAACACTGACTGGTGGCAAGGTTAGCCACGCAACTAAGACCTATCACATGCGTAATATCCATATAAATGACGTGGCCAAAGATGTTTTACTCAGATTAAAACAGCTCACAGGCCACCAGACGCGTGTTTTTATCAGTTTACATACTGATGAGGCATGGACGCGCGATCAAAAACTGTCTGAAAAGTTTGCTGATGCGCTGTCTGGTACTGATATGCGAGTACGACCGGCATATAATTGTCGCCATACTTATGCAACAACGATGCTTAATTCAATGATCGAGCCTTCAGCAGCCGCTTATCAAATGGGCCACGATATACAAACATTCAAAACTATCTATGCTAAATGGATAAATACCGAGCGCATGAGCAAAGAGATGATGAAGCTAGATTATAGCGATTGA